CATAGGCACCAACGCTCCATTTAGAACTGCTGCTACTGATGGCCGCGTTGTCGCCCGTGAACGTGTCACCGCATTTATAGAGCAAGCGCTTGTTGCTCAAGTTCGCGCCGATGGCTGAGAAGGCGGAAGCCGTGGTTTGCGTGGCGCCAGCAGGACAGCCACTACCGACCGTGGAATTGAAAAAACACGTCGTATTCGCAGCGCTGAACCCATTCGCGCCGATAGGATCGAAGACCGTAACGGTCATCTGGCGCGAGGCGCCGTTTGTGCCGTCAGAAGCCCCGAGCGTGATCGTAAACGTCTGATCGCCGCTGCCATCGGGAACAACGTACAAGTGCGCAGCGATGGCCCCCGTCGCCGCGTTGCGGCTGTTGTTGTTTGGGTTTGAGCCGAAAGCCCAGGTCCCCGTCCCGGAGGCGTTTGTATCCCCGAAGGTCCACGCATAGGCGACATCTTGGAATGCCGTATTGGCGCCCCCGAGGGTTGCGGAGTCCGTCGTGCCGGTCGCATCGGCAAATACCAGGAGCGGAGATACCCCGCTCAAACGCGGTGAGGTTGCGGAAAGCACCAAGGTTCCGGGTGGCGGTGTTACTGACGCTGTTGCCGCACCGCGCGGAAGGCGCGCCAGATGCCACGCCATAGCCTTTGCGTTCTCCCAGCGTTGCGCGTCCTGAGAATTCGCATGCACGAACGATCCAAGCAAAAGACCCAGGATGAAAAGGCAAGCCCGCATTATTGACACTCCCACCGATTAATCGAGCCGGCCAGGTAGATACACAGCACGCGCCCGCCCGCCGGTATCGCGAGCGATCCGGTCGCCGAAGTAAGGAAGCGATTGGCCGCTGTCGTATCGGAAGCGCTTTGATTGGCGAGATTGATGAGATCTGCGCCGCCGGCCGCTTCGGCATTCACGATGTAAAGATTCTGCAGAGCGATTCCTGCAGTGATGCCGTTAAGTGTTGAGCCTCCGCTCGCAGGAGTTGCGAAAAGTACGCCGACTCCGGTACCAACCGCGAAGTCATTCGTTGCTCCGCTCGATAGCGTAGAGGTCTGCACCGTCTGCGCAACAATCTGACTCGATCCGTTAGTCTCGATCATGCCAGCGCTGGCCGGGACCGCTGCGCTGTTGATCGTGGTCGCATTCGTGCTGCCGCCACTGCTGCTGCTCACAGTCTGATTGCAGTCAAGCGTCGTGCCGTTTGAAACTATTTCCCATGCAGCCCCTGCGGGGATACCTGTACCCGATACGCACCCTCCGCCAGCATTGACTGTTGGAGTAGCTGAGACTGCCGCAGTCGATGCGGAGTAGTTCACAACGGTAAGCGTCATGTGGGCCGCAAACACGGCGGAGCTGATTGCGGGAATCGTCACGGTTCCGCCGCCGGTGACGTTTGAGTAAATCACCCCGCCCATATCGGTAGAGGCAACCGTAGGGGATGACGTTACGGTACGGCTAGGAGCGACGGTGCCGAGCGTTCCGCTGTTCAGCGCAAGGGTCTGAGCGAGCGGTGCGCATCCCATCGTCGTGCCGGTGGAGTTGTCTATCAAGCACGGAGCGGTAGCGCCGGAAATGGTCGTCGTTCCCGGAGTGATTGTGGTGGCAGATCCGCCGCTCGCGGTGATGACGCCGGCCGAGACGGTGATGGTGGTGCCATCCGGCTTGACCGCTCCAAAGGCGCCGGTAGTGGCCACCGGGAGTTGCGCCGCCGGAATCGTTCCGCTGTTGATTTCGCTTCCGGCAATGCTCTTGTTGGTGAGCGTCTGCGTCGCGGCATTTAGGGTGACCGTATCGGTGGCGGCCGGCAGAGTTACCGTGAAATTGCTCGCGCTCGCATTCGCGCTGGCAATGGTAGTGGCGCCAGTCGATGAGCCCGCGATGGCTGGCAACGTCAAGACCGGGTTGTTTGAGAAGACCAATCCGCCGGCGGTGCCGGTCTCGCCGGTCACGGCCGCCGCAAGATTCGCGCTCGATGGTACTGCAAGGAATGCAGCAACGCCGACTCCCAACCCGCTGACGCCGGTCGAGATCGGAACGACCGGCGTCTGGCAGGAACCATCGCCGCGCAGGAACGTAGAGGCCGAGCACGTTCCGCTCCACAGCGGGATGACATCGGTCGCCGCGGCTACGCTGAATGCACTGGTGCCGTTGCCCTTGATCAGACCCGTAATCGTCGCTACGCCCGTGCCGCCATGGGGCACCGTCAGTATGTGCGTCGAGAAAAGCTCTGACGGGAGAGCCAAAAAGTTCTCGTTGACCTTGCCGGAGAACAGCCAGCCATCGTCGCCCTGAAAGCCATTGCCGACTTGATGCGAGCTAACGCACGGCGTGCTCGTGGCATTGATGCAAGCTATAAGCTGCTGCGCGCGCGCCGGCGTCGCTCCCGGCGGCCCGAATGCAAACGCGACCAGCAGCGCAAGGGCTGTAAAATGCAGCCGAAGTGATTTCATAGGGAAGTCTCTTTTGAGGTTTCCAGCAATTAAGGAACCGTTATGCGCACTGGCATGATTGCGGCCGCCTGGCCACTGATATCGCCCGAATCTTTGATGACGCGGCCTTCGAGGCGGCACCAATGGACCAGGCCGCCGAGCGTGAATCTGCCCGTACCGCCGCTGCCGCGAATGTCCGGCGCGAACGCCGACTGCACCGCATCCATGAGATTGTTGAGCGCGATTTCGGGGACCGCATTTGGGTCCTCGCCGGCCTTCGAATAGATCACGATCTCGCCATCGATGGTCTGCGCCTGCAGGATCGTCTCGACGTAGTCGAGATCCTCATCCGCGCCGCGCAAGAAAAGCGCCGGCTGCGAAGTCACGTCCCGCGCAAATTTGAGCCGCCGACCGGTCGTTAAAAACCCGGTGCTCATCGGCACTGCGGCTGCGTTCGCCGTCGGCGGCAACGAAAGTGTCAACGGCGAGAGATCCGAGATAACCGAACCGCGCGGAATCGATCCGCCGAACACCGGCAGGCCAAGGAACAGCCCGGCCGCCGTGCTCGGATTAGCGAGAACGGGGTTGCCGGCGGACGTGTCCGCCGTGAAATTCGTCTGCACGGATTGGACGAGCGCGTTGAAGAGCGCCGTCATAACGGCTTCGCGTGACGGTCGTCCCATTAACCTTCATCCTCGGCCACGGCCTCAGCTACCGTTTGCTCAAGCGCTTCTTGAATTTCAGGGCGCATTTGCTCGAGTGGGCCGCGTAGGAAGCGGAAGGCAGCAATATGCGCGGGCTTCGTCAGGTGGCTTTCGATGCGTTTTTGCCCAACACTTAATTTTCGGAAAACGCCGCCATGATCCGGGATGCGCCGCGGCTTATCGGTGCCGTATTCGAGCGTTGCCGCCTTGGCGTATTCCTTCTGGAGGTCGCCGGCAAACACAGACACGTAACCAGCGACCCGGGTATCCGTATCGTTGAATATTCTCGACTTGATTTCGCTTCGCAGCTGCCCGGTCTTGAACGGCGCCGCTGCCTCGACGCGCGCATCGAGGGCCTCGGTCAATTCACGGATTCGCTGCTCGAGCTTGGCCCGTAATTTCGACGGAAAGGTGTCGAAGCGAAGCGATACCTCGCGCTCGCCTCGAGTAACAACGGCCATTTAGGCGATTACCGGAACGCGGTAATTGTCGATAATGCCGACGACCTCGGGCGGAATTGAGCCGATCTGCCCTTTTCCAGCGCCAACCCAATAGCGTTCGGTCCCAAGGCCTTGATCCTGAGTACGCGCCATCAGCACAGGATCACGGCCGCGAGCCCTGAAGCGGGCCGTCACCATGCGCAGCGCGGCATCAACCAGATCGTCCGGGATCGGATCATAGCCGCCCTGGTACTGAACGGTGGCAGGCACCGCTTCCCACTGCTGCGCGATCGCCGTGAATGGATTCAGGCGAATCAACCATCCCTTCGCCGCATCGATGGTGAAATCCTTCCCGTAGACGAGCGTCTGCGTCACCCCGACCGAGAGCGTCTGGATCACCTGCAGTCCGGTGTTCATAGAAAGGCCCGTCGCCGAGCTGCTCGCCGCCTTCGTCAGGTTTATCGAATTCGACCCGACAACGTTGGCAATCTCCGCGCCGGCGGGAATGCTGCCGTCCGCCGCGAACACAAGGTCGCCCTGCTCCAGGCCGGCCGTACTCGCGATGCCATCGACGAGAACTGATCCGTGCGTGTTTCCCGTGAAACTGATCGGCCTAGAATCGATCAGCGGCCAGCGCGAGAGCTGCAGCGGGAAAACGCCGCCTGGAACCTGGTACGGGTATGGATCCTGCTGGATATAGATCTGATCCTGCACCGCTTCGACCTGGAAGACGCGGTTGCAGTAATTCTTGATCGCTATCGAGGCCTGCGTGATCGCCCGCGAAAGAAACGCATTGTTCGAAGTGTCGTTGGCCGGGATGCTGAGCTCATCGTTGACCGTCTCAAGATCAGTGAGATCGTACGGACCGGCCGGCGACTCGGCGGTCGCTGTGACAAGCGCGGTCGTGATGATCTCGACGGCCATAGCTATCCGACCTGGTCGGACTGCATGTCGACGCTCAAGCTTGACGCGCCGCCATAGGTACCGGTGGTCTGGTATTTGACGCGAATCTGATTGCCGAGAATTCCGTCCTTGGCCGTATTGGCCGCGAGCGCGCCATCGGTCGCGGGCTGCTCAGTCGTCACAGGTGTCTGGCTGTTCAAATTGAACAGAAACCGCCCGGAAGCCGTCGTGAAGTGAAACTGCGCGATGTCTACCCAGGTTGCGCCATTGTCGATCGACGTTTGAACAAACGCGTCGACCGTTGCGCCGCCAGAATCGAAGGTGAAATTTCCTTGAACGCAGACATTGCGCGGGGCAACCACGAATCGAACGGGGTTTGTCGTCGCAAGCGCAATTGCCGCGCCGATGGCTTTCAAATTCAGAAGGTTCATGCGCTCAGCCTCGCTTGCGGGTCATGTAGCCCTTTCTGGCGGGCAGCGATGCTGCGGCCACGGGAACCCTGGGAGCTACATCCGACGGCGGAAACGACCGCAAATTGTCTGCATCGCCATCGGCGACGAGCTTCTCAGCCATCGCTTTTGGCAACACCGCGTCCTGGCCTTTGCTCCAGGGACGCATATCGCGCGTGAGCGTCACAATTTTGTTCATGGATGTCCCTCGATAGAAAGACGCCGGCTTGCGCCGGCGTCGTCTCCGTCATTGCCCGATTAGACCGCGGCTAGCGTTTGCTCGCCGCCGAGGACAAGTTCGGCCGCCACACCGATGGTCGGCGTTGTGCCGCCAACGAAGGCGATCACAGTGACGATGCGCAGGAAGCGCCGCGCCAGCGTGAGGTCGACCGAAAAGTTCTGATCGGCGCTGATCGCCGTGATCGCGGCGCCTTGAGCGGGATTCACCCCGTCGGGCAGGTAGTTCGCCCAGTTCGTGCCGTCGGCGGAATCCTGCAGCGTCGATTGCACGGTGACGCTCGTCGGCGCGCCGGTTTCCGCGCCGGTCTGGGTGTGCATGAGTGCCGAGAGCGGCATCGAATGCGCCTGCCGATCGATGGTCGTGCCGTTGATGGTTGCTGCGGCGGAGGCGACCGGGTCGACGCTCTGCAGGCTGACCACCATACCTCCGATATTTTTCTGAGTGACTGTATCGCCCATGGAAATGATCTCCTGAAAAAAGAACGGGGCGGACGAATCCGCCCCAATGGACAAGGGCCCTTGGATGAAATCGCAGGGTTAGCTGATAGCCGGCGCCCAGCGCACGAACTGCGAAACGGCCACTGCCGCATCGTGTCGGATCTGGAAGTCGTGCTCCGCGATCGCGCGGATGAGGGTCTGGTCGTTCTGAAACGCCGAGACCGTGTTGCCGCCCGCATCGACGTAGGTGCCCTCACGGGAAACCGCCAGCTCGAGCGACATGCTGTCCAGAATCATGGCCTCATCCATTTCGGCCAGGATGATGAACGAGCAGTCGTTGTTCGTGCTCGTGGCGTCGTGGATGTTGATCGGGATCTGGGTGCTGCGCTTGACCGGATAGGTCAAGAGCTTCCCGGTCATCAACTCCTCGCGGTACACGTAAACGCCCAAGGAATTCTGCACGTTGAAGAGGTAGTTGTAGGTCCTCGGGTGCATGAACCACACGCGGCGGGTATCCTCGACGTTCTGGGTGTCGAGCTTGTTTACCAGGCCGCCCAATTCCTGCGCCGCCGTCGCCAGCGTGAAGGTTTCATTCGACGTGATGAAGTTGCCGCCGACCGCCGCCGTTGAGTTGGCGGTGGAGAGGAAGGTGCCGGACGAACCGCCAAGAGTGATGGCAAAGCGATTCGCGAAGGCCAGGAAGCCCATCGGGGTCGCCTGGGTGCCGTCACCGATCAGGAAGGCCAGGTCTTCGCGCAGCGCTACGACCTTTACCAAGTCGTCGCGCACGAAGGCATCGGCCGCCGGGTCGGCATATCGCATCAAGTCATTGGTCACGGGAACCAACGCGGTGAGCTTCTTGAAGCTCGCGATGATCTGACCGACCGTCTGCTGCGAGCTCGCGATCTTCTGGATCTCCGTTCCGTATCCAGCGGTCGCGGCCTGCGTCTGTGACGGCATGGTCATGGTGCCGTTCGGCATCGGGATGACGCGCGGGTTCGAGCTTCGTACGACCGCTTTCGGGCGCAGCAGCTCGATGATCTCGTTCATGTAGTCGGGCGGAACGATGAATCCGCCGGATGCGCCAACCGAGGTCACCAAAGCGCGAGTCACCGGATCGCGCCGCAGTTCGAACGCGCGGACGATGGGATGACGTTCGCCGAAGCTCGCCACGGCAAGCTCGCGGGCGCCCTGCAGGCTGCGGCCTGCTACGGCGAATATCTTCGCGCAAGCGACGGCGCGCAAACCCTTGCTGGTCGTGAGTCCGCGACGAACTGCGGCGGCCTCGTTCACATACGGGTCATTGTCGACCGCCTGGATATGCGGTTCCGGATCACCAGATCCGCTCGGATCAGAAGGCTGCGCACCGGCGGCCATCAGCACCTGATGCTCGCGCGCGCGCTTGATCGCCCCGTCGAAATCTTCAACCGCCCGCTTCTTCACGGGATAATCTTTTTCCTCGTCCGGGGTCAGCGCATCTTTCGAGGCCAGCACCTGAAACGCGTCGAAGGCGAGCGCGCGCTTTTTTACGAGGTCACTGATTTTGACCTGGTCCATAGCAAACTCCTAGGAAAGCGCTTCAAAAGCGCGGGTACCTTGCCCAAGGGCTGAAGGGCAGAATTCTGGTTTACGCGTAAGACCTGGCGATGCCGGCGAGCGATTCGAGATCGCGTTTGCGATTGGTCAGGTCGAGGCTGCGAGCGTTCTTGGAACCATCGCTCTCTTCGGTCCCTGCAGACGTCTGCACGTCCGTGGAATCTCCGTCCTTATTCTCGGCGCCAGTCGTTGCGCCTTCGACGACGCTGCGCATGCAGCGCTGAGCCGCCTTCAGGTGGCGGCCGACCGCTTCATGGGCATCGCCGGCATCGGCGTGGGTGTCCTTCATCGAAGAGGCCTGATCGGACATGTCGCCGATCGCGCCGCCGAGCGCCTTGTGCGCTTTGAGCGCGCGCGTCACGTGCTCGGTCGCTTTCTCCGGCTCCTTCTTGGCATCCTGCAGCGCTTCGCCGAGCTCGCCGTGTGCTTCGGAGGCTTTGGACTGCTGCTCGGTGATCGCATCCATATTGCCGCCGAGCTCGGCGTGGTGCTCGCCAAGTGCCTTGTGATTTTTCAGGGCCTGGGCATGGCTCTTGTCGACTTTCGCGAGCTTTTCCTGGTTGCTCGCGGAGAGCGCCTTGCCGGCACGGGCCATAGCAACGCCAGCACGCCAGGCGCGGGTCGCCGGCGTCTTGGCAGCCGCGACGTACGCGCGCTCCTCGACAACGATCGCTTCCTCGTCGATCTCAAGATCCTTCGCCGCCAAGAGTTCGGTGACCTCTTCCTTGGTCATCGCGATGAATGCCTCGCCAAACTTGACCAGCGCGGCACCGAGCATTGCCGGAACCGGGCTGTCATCGCCCTCGATCTCGGCCTCCCATTCGGAGGCTGAATGTGCATAGCCGAACTCCTCCAGCATGCAGGCCAGACGAGAAACCTGGTACAGGCCGCGCTTGACAATCGCGGTCTTAGTGGAGCGATCGAGCGCCCTGGTGTGCTTGGTCTTGATGACGCTTCGTTCGACGTTGGTGTCAGCCATGCCGGCCCTCTCCTGGTAGTGGTGGATGACCGATTCGGCGGCCGTCCTGATGTCATCCGGAAGATCGGTCTTCGATAGCTGTGAGGCAGCTGCGCGGATTGCGCCCTTCGGAACCTTCAAGCGCCCGTCGACGACGTGCGCGATCGGAAATTGGTAGGAGCTGCGCTGTTTTGGCTTCGCAGCGTCGTAGACGAGGAAGCCTTTGCGCGCCCGGGTCGGATCGAAGTCATCGCCACCCGCCCATTCGAAGATCGACGCGGCGCCGTCAGAGGCATCGGAGTCCTCGATCGGCAGCTCGCGCGATACGGCACATTTCAGATCGCCGAGGTTCAGGGCTCGCGAGGTCACCAGGGCGTCGGTATCCACGGGCACGCAGCAGAACGACAGTTCGATCAGATCCCAGTCAGTGATCCGCATGCCGCCTCGGGGGTTGCGCGGATCCAGCGGCTCGCCATCTTCGGGATCGAAGCCGACCGACACGCCGTTGAGGAATCCGGTCTTTGCGAGACCGCGGCACGTATCCGCGCGTGGCGAGATCCCCATCGGGGGAAAGCGCACGCGGCTGACGATTTCATCAGCCTCGACCGTTATCTGTTCGGATCGGCCGACCGGGAAGTCGTCTGTATCGTGATTCCAGAGAACGACCGGGTTTTTCTTGTAGTTTTCGAACTTCCCGCCCTGCGGAATCAGGATGTGGCCGTCACGCGCAATGGTCGCGGTCGACATGCGCACTTCGACCTCATCCTCGCCGAGCGCTTTGATCTGCGCCGGTACGAGTTTTCGGATCATGGTCATCGGAAATTCCTCAGCCGTCCGAGACGGTGTCTTCTTGCTCGCCGCCGCCAGCAGTTGGGACGCCAGGGTCCGGTTCATGGCCCGCGGCCGGCCGGCCGGCGCCGTCGGGCGCTTGGCCGGTCATGTCGCTGCCGAGCGCAGCGAGGTTCACCGGCGCGCGTACTTGATCACCGCCGGGGACCGGCGGCAGCCGCTCGCCGCGGCGCCATTCGTTCGGTGCCGTCATGCCGGAAAGCGTGCCGATGCGGCCCAAGTTGTAGCGTGTAAGTGGATCCGCGCGTAGCAGCGGGCTCTCGTCGATGTCGACGCCCAGGCCCTCCCGGTCGAGGTCGAATGTCCGGACCAGCTTCTGTTCGAACATTTCCAGATCCGGCGCCACCGTTTCATTCACGTAGCTCTGGTCTTCCTGGATGATCGTCGAGCCCTTCGTAGTATCGGGCTGCATAAGCTTGCGAGTCGGCACGCCGAAAAACCGCGCTACATCTTGCACGCTGTAGTTCTGCTGGCTGATGAACTGCAGGTCGACTGCGGTCAACTGCAGTTGATTCCACTTCACGCCGTCTTCGAGAATTGCGGTGCGACCGGTGTTCTGTACGCCGCGTTGCAATTCTTCCCACTGAGCCTTCAATCTCTTGGCGGCGTCGTCCGACAGGACCTTATCGGTTTGCAGTACGCCGGCGGGCCGCGCGCCATTGTTCACGAAACGCGAAGCCTGCAGATTTTGGGCCATCGCAAGTCCGATCGAATCGCGCGCCAGGCCGATTGTCGATGCGGCAACCAGCATGTTGAAGCTGATGCCGCGAATATGGACGATGTCCTCAGCAGGGATCGCCACCGGGAAATTGCGCAGCATCGCGATCTGAAATAGGCCGATACGGTTCACGTTGTAGAACCAGCTGCCGTCTGAGGCCTCGAGCACCATCACCGCATCCGGATTGATCCAGATGAGCTCCACCGGATCTCCGCGGCGGTTGCGCAGGATCGCCCAGTAGGCGTTCCCGCGCAGAAGGTATGCGACCCAGGTATCGCGGACGAACTCGAACCAGGTCTGCACCCGATTCGGCCTCACCATGAGCTGCGCGACGGCGTGATCCAGAATCTTTGTCCGCGTACCGTCTTTCGACTCGGAAAAGATCGACGGCGTGCAGCGAGCGATGTCATTCGCGCGAACCGAAACCGCGCGATAGACGGCCGAGACAGACATGGCCGTCGCCTGAGAGATCAGCATCCCGCTTGCTGATTGCACTGATCCCAGCGGCGGGATCATCCCGTAGGACGGGACGCCGGCGCTCGAGCGCTGCATCGGCGCACTCATGCCGCGCGCGATTCGATCGAACAGTGCCATCAGGGCGTCGCGGGAGTCGCGCGTGACGCGAGTAGGCTGCCGGCGAGCAGCAGGAGTCCAGCCACGATAAATCCCGCCGGCCGGTAGACCAGCCACGCGCCATAAGCGAGCGAGACCGCGCCCGCGATTCCCGAGACATCTGAAGCGATGGATCCGAGAGCGGGAATCTTTGGCAAGACCTGTCTCCTAGAGAATCATCAACCCGCGTTTTTCGTATACGGAAGCGGTCTGGACCGGCGCGGCGGCTGTAGCCGCGCCCACCGCCATCGTCAGGGCCACCAGTGCGTCGATGCGATTCACCGCGCGACGCTTGGAGAACCATCGATTGTCAAAAGGGTCGTGCTCCAGCGCCGCCGACATCATTGCCGAGATCAGCACAGGGCTTCGGCGCAATCGAATGCGCTTCTCCAGGATCAGCGTCTCGAGCGATACCACAGACCCGGGCATCCAAAGGCCTTGCGGTGGTTCCTCGCCGCTTCGCTTGGCCGCCTCGATCTGCTCAGGAGTCGGCTTGGCCCGGCGGATGCCGCCTTGCGGGTGTTCGGCCTGGGGGATCGTCACGCCCAGCGCGTCGAGCTCGTCTGCGAGCTTTCGGAAGGCGTAGCGGTCATACGCCAGCAATTCAATTTCGTACTCGGTGGCAGCCTCGGCGATCCGGGCAGCAACGAAGTCCAAGCGGATGTTCCGGCCGTCGACGGCGTTCAGCCAGCCTTCGCGGGCCCACACGTCGTACGGCGCCTGGTCGCGCAGCGATCGCTCAGCAATCGTGTCCTTCGGGGTCCAAGCCTCTACCCATGCGTCGAAGGTCGGCAGCTTCACTGCAACGCCTTCTCGCAGAACGTCGACCGTGCCGGTCTGGATGCAAAACGCCAGAGCGGTCAAATCCTGGGTGCCGGACAAATCTGCGGCGGTCTTCGCCTTCTTGCCGATATGCTCGATCGGGTCAAAGTCGGCCAGCACTTGCTCGAGCGCCGCGCGCCCCATCCATGCCTTCTCGGCATCGGTCCACACGCAGCCGTGCAGCCGGAGGATTCCGTTCATCTTGCCCGGGATTGCCTTAGCCTGACGGACAACGCCGGCCAGGTAGTCTTCCTTGACGGTCACGCCAAGTAGCGGGTTCGCCTTGATCCAGCAACTCGGGTCCTCAAGGAAATCGTCATCCTTGTCCAGGGCGCAAACGTAGGAGAATTCCTCATCATCGATCGGCTCGCCGACGAAGGTGAATTCATCGTCCGGCGTCATCGTGCCGGCGGCGACCCGCACCGCGTGCTGATGCTCCTGCCAACAGACCGAGTTACGGTCCGAGCCTGAGTTCGTAATCATCACCAGCAAGGGTTGCTCGCGCCACTTAAAGCCGCGCTCGAGCATCTCAAGCACCGTGCCGCTGTGGTGCTCATGAATCTCATCGCAGAGCGCGATGTGCGGGCGTGGGCCTGACTGACCGTCCTCGCTCGAGATCGGGCGAAAGAACGAGCTCGTCTTGAGGTCCGACAGGTTCCAGACGGGGTTACCGCCTGACTTCGTGATTCTGCTGGTGAGCCTCGGCGACTGGTCGACCATGGCGACCGCGTCCCGAAACAACACCATGGCCTGATCTTTCTTGCTGGCCGCGGCGTAGATCTCAGCGCGCGGCTCATTGTCTGCCGTCAGCCCATACATGCCGATGCCGGCGGCGAGCGGGCTCTTGCCGTTACCCTTGCCCTCTTCGATGTACCCGCGGCGAAAGCGGCGGTGACCGTTCGCCCTGCGCCAGCCGAACAACGAACCGATGATGAACTGCTGCGATGGAGCCAATTCGAAAGGCCTTCCCTCGAACTGTCCACCGGCCAGACAAAGAACCTCGCGGTAATACCCGAGCACCCGATCGACGGGGCGCTCTTTCTCGCCGGGCAACGTCTCGTTGAACGTAAAGCCGCGCTTGCCGGCATCCTTCAAGTCCGCCAGATGCCGCCGGCACGTGTTGCGAACATGCGGGCCGGCCACTATCGAACCAGAGACAACAGCCTTGGCGTATGCGGTTACCGGATCAGCCGAAGAACCTGTCTGCTGAGTCCGCTTCTTGCTCGCCATCTACCTTGACCCTTGTTCGCGCGGACGGCGTCATACCGAACTCGGCAACCCATGATTTGATGCGCCGATCGGCGTCCTGCTTGACGGCCACAGCCGGGTGGGCGCGGTGCATGACGCTGCCTTCATTGCTGACGGTCTGGTAATAGTTAGAGCCAAACGCCTTCAACGCTGCGCAGGCGGCGATATAATCGGCATACGCCTCGCACAGCATCTCCAAAGCGATGGCGTCGACTTCTGTCAAGACGCCGATTCGATCAAGAAGCCCCGAGACATAGCCCCAAGCCTCACGCGCCTTATCGCTGATGTGCGCGGGCGCTCCAGGCCTTTCTCGCCTCGGAGTCGGCTCAGATTCGTTCAAAGGCCGGCGGCCGGGATTCCCCTTGACCAATTTCAGATGCGTCGGAGTCGGTTTGCGGCCTTTCATGAGATCAATTCCATACGGATCAGATCCATATCCGAGCCGCTACACGTTCGATCCATATGGATCAGCTTTTTGTTTCTATTTCGCGACTCTGCACGCGGCGGCACCACACGCTTGCGCAGCCAGAGGCCCGGTTGGTCGAAAACCCCCTACCCCATGGATCGGGTCCATATGGATTAGACGATGCATATCTGCTTCGCCACACGTTTGATGTGTGCTGACTACGCGCCTAATAGAGCGCAGCGCATCTCTGATCCGTATCGCTATGCTTGGCACTCTAGAGCCATGGCGCATATCGAACACGTTGCCAGTCAGTGAGTCGCCGTTGATGTTCATTACCTTCTCGAGGGATCGATCGGCCATCCGTCAGCATCGCAGCCAATCACCCTAAACGTTCCACCCTGCTTACGTATGCCGCGTCTCTCCTTGACCTGAGCGTCATGGGATAAGCACAGGGTGCGAAGGTTGCTGAGTACGTCAGCTGCTGTCGGCACTGGCGCATTGCGCCGTGTCTCTATGTGGTCGGCTACCTGTCCGCGCTTACAGCATCCAGAAACGGTGCAGCGATAACTGTCTCGCTCGAGGCACTGCTCACGCAACGCCTTCCAGTGATCTGATTGGTAGTAGCTGGAGCTCACAAATAAAAAGCCAGCATTTAAGCGGGCTGAGTTGTGACGCTTTGGCCGGGGATGATTGGCCAGGCGCCGTTTCGGTCACACACGTTGCGCCGACTGGCGGCAGAGCTTCTGGTACGGATGGGCCGCTTAACAGGCGGACATGGAACCCAGAAGATGCCGCCAGCCCTCCCGAAGGAGGCAGTGGCTACGTCGTATGGTGTGAGGTGACCCCGCGAAGGGGGAATTGCTTTCTTCCTACCTAACTTTCGCGGTGGTGTTGAATTTTTGTGAAGCGCGGACCAATGCCGCGTTCTCCCCATTTGCAGAAGATATCGCGCAGCTGCTCAGCCAATCGAACTTCAGGCGACGTATCGAACATCTTGACTATCGGATTCACCGCCTGCTCTCGCTTGCCGGGATTGCCCGCAAGGCCTCGCAGCGGCAAGCCCATTGCTGCGCGCTGCACATTTGTCAGCTTGCGCTTGTCGATCTTTGCGGCACCGTAAAGGATTCCGGGGCCGAATTCGTAAATCATGCCGTATGCGACTGGCGGGAATGCTTGGCCGACTGAACGCGGCGGAAGTTCTCAAGGCGCAAGACCTTGAACGCTTGGCCGTTCACTTCGGCGCGGCTTACGCCGTCGGCGAAGGTGAAATGATCGGATGGCGCTTCGTCGCGCTCGAAGTTGAAGTTTCTTGGTTCGTAGTCCATAAATGGGTGGCGTCAGAAACGCGAAAAGCCCGCGAGTGGCGGGCTTTTTGGTGGGGTCTCTACAAATCGCAGAGACTACTGGGCAGGCGAAATATGCCTGACCTCTCTTCGGTATGCAAGTAATTTTTGCAAAATCCCGTCGACCTACTCGCTCTCATGCTCGCTCAGCTTCGATTGAATCTTCCTGGCCGCCTCACCCAACCAGTCATTCCAAACGTGCTTCAGTTCTTGGAACCGTCCCTCCAGCTGATTATCCCAAATGGTTTCCGTGACGGTCATATACATGGCGTAAAGGCCCGGAGCTGCGCGAAAGTAGCCCGGGTTCGCGTCCTCATCCAGCACCAGCTTGCATAGGTGCTCGCAATATCCGCGCTTCAGTCCGTGAAAGTCGCGCACGGAATCAGGCCAATTGTAGATTCTGCGAAACATCCGGGCATGACCCATCAATTCGCCATGCAGGTACCAGAGGTTCGCTTCGCGTGCTCCGGCAAAGGCGTACAGCGCTGCTCTGAATGGGGTTTCTGGTACATCCTGTGATGCTTGGCCGATTTCCGCGATGGTCCACTGAGGGCGCTGCATCACTACGGTCTCTCGGCCGTGGACTCGACCCTTGGATGTGTTCTCGACCAGGACTCTGGCGCCGTGCTTCACAACCACGTCGCGCTTCGGTTTGACATTGGTTGCCATTTTGGCCGCTTGTTGAAGGTCGACGCCGCCCGCGGCTGCAATGGAAATCAGGACTTCGCTTTTCATGAATTTAAGTTTTCTCTATTGGCTATCAGTTTGACCGTGAGGCGCGCCCACGAACGCGCTGCACGTGGTTAATCACATCCTCTCTCGTCCGTACCACCGTGACCTTGGATCCGCGCCAGTCTCGAATAAACCGAACCTGAGACGCCTCAAGTTGGCCATCCTCTGTCTTGACCTCGACGAGTTCCGTGCGGCCGGCAATCCCAACTACCAGGTCAGGGAACCCAAATCCAAGGGCGTGCGTGTCGACGACGCTGCAGAACAGCTCCTCGTACCAGCCGACGACATCGGCGTGGTTTTCGTCGGGCAGACCTTTGGCGGCTGGGTTGCGCATTACTTTGGCCGCTCCGGAGACGGCATCCAATGCGTAGCATTAAGCCCACCGACGCCGGGAATGCACCACCCGGAATAGCCGTCGTACCTGCATACCATAGCTCTGCCATTGAGCTGCTCTCCGCGGTTCCCATCGAGCCACACGAGCACGTCGGTACGATCCTTTGGCGCACTCGCGATCGGCTGCCACGCCGGCGCAAGCGCCACGCCGCTCTCAAGATCCTTGACCACCTTCGCGAGCGTTCGGTTGATCCTCTTGAGCGCAAGGCCTTCGTGCCCGGCGTAAATTCCGCAGATGACCATGAAAGCGGCGGCGAGAAGCAAAAGCAGTTCGTTCATACCGAGAAGCCACGTCGGCGCAGCATGTCTTTGCTATCGTCGGCGCTCCACTGATCCCAGCCCTTGCTGGTTCGTATTTCCTGAGACTCCACGAAGTCTCGCGTCTGAACGTGATCGGCAAGCGCCTCACGATATGCAGCTTCAGTCTCGCCTTCGTTCGGCTGGCGGAATTTGTGGCATTCAGCGGCCCACTTCAACGATTTAATATCCGGGAAGTCTCTTGGCATTTTCAGTTCCCTTGCTTTGCCAGAAAGGCGGACCCGCGCACCATGGGGTACCTGACAAAAGCGCATGCGCTATCGGCGGAGACAAGTACCTGGCAGCGCTGTCGCTCGAAACTTGTGCTGGCTTGCCGAGCAGGATCGGTCACGGTGGTTGGGTCCATAATCATTGCAGTGTCACCGCGCTGCGTAGTTCGCGCATATGCCGCTGGTGCTGTCGCTTCTTCAGTTCGTAGCCGCATGAGAAGGCGAACACCACGCCTTTGTCATTCAGCCATTGGAAGCCATTGCCGCGCGATATCAGGCCGGCCTCGAACAACTCGTCGCGCTGGGTCTTGCTCGGAACGTCGCCGTCGTAGGTGGGCCCGTTCAGGAACAAGCACAGCAAGGTGTCGTTATCCAGCTTGTGGCGCGGCATTACTTTCTCTCCCTAGCGCCCCAACGAATAGCCTTCGGCAAATATCGCTTGAGCGCCGCTTTGAATTTATCGAACCCGCTGGCCGCGTAGAACCCTTTCGGGTCCAGCGACAGGCCTATCCCGTAGAGCATGTCATTGATGAACGTCTCATCCGAGTAGTCGAGATACGACTGCTGCTGCTCGGTATAAGTCCGCACGTACAATTGCATTGCCGCGACGATCTTCTGCATGCGCTTTTGGCGTTTGGTCAGTACTGACGTGTGGAATGGTGGGCAGCTCATCATGTCCTCTCCCTCGTCCAGTACTGCCACCGCCCGCACAGCCAGGCCGCGAAGCGCCATCCGCCCTCGCGAAGTTCTTCCTCTAGAGTCATTTTCCACAGCCTTCGCTGGATTGCGGTTTCGGATCTCGGCCAGAGCTTTTGAGGATGGCGGCGCGTTGTTCCTCGTCCTCGGTTTGGTCCTCGACGTAATCGTCGCCTTCGACATCCAGGTGAACCGCAACGCCTTCGGCGTACCTATCGCAGCGGCCGCACATGGTCGCAGGCCAGTTGTCAGGATTCGACTGCCGATCCCGCGGGCTCTCGGCTGGTAGCTTGTCATTCAGATCAAGCGCGCAAATGGTGCTCGTATCAATGACGGTGTAATTGCTGTAGCCCTCGTCCTGGTCGTAGAGAAACTTGCAGCCGAGACATGATTTGCTCATTTTCCAGACTCCACTTGTCCATCTGCTTGTGGGTAAAGCGCCTGCGTGGCGGCACGGCGGATTAACCCCTTGCTGTTCGCCGCGATATTTTCCAGCGCGGCCTTGTACCTGTCGCGCTCGTGCTGAATCGAGAGCACCGCATTTCGCTCCATGGTCCGCACCAGTGGATCTCGCGTATCTTTGAACGGATCATTTGCCATTCTCGGCTCCTCCGTCGTTCGCTGTCACTTTGTCCGGGTTCGGAAATTCGGCCATCAAAACCCGGTACAGCTTCGAGTTGGCATTCTCGGCGCCATCTCGTAGCGCTTGGAAAGCGGTCTGTATTCGCTCGATCTTGTCGGCCGCCTCGATCAGCAACAGATCGGTATCCGTGTCGCGGTTCGCCGGGATCGACGCAAGGTGATCGTCAGCGCCGCGCGTCTCGGGCCGATTCGGCCAGACATGAGCATTCACTCGGCGCTCGGCGGCGCGCAACAGTTCGGGTAGGTTTCTCACTGAGTATCCTCTGGAACGCCTTCGGAAGTGAGTTCCTCGTCATCCCATCCATCTATCGCAGATGCCCACTTAAGGAACTTCGATACCCAAATGCAAAAAAGTAGGTAGACGGAGGGGAGGAAAAGCCACCAGAGGATTCTCATCGGCCGCCCCATCGAGGCTCGAGCGTCGGGATCTGCATCTCGCGCTGCCGGCGCGCGAACAACGCGCTGCCTAGGTACTTGCGCAAGCGTTCGTTCTGGGCCTCGAGGCGGTGCGCGGTCTCCGTGGCGAGGGCCAGGCTGTTGCTTAGGCGTTCCGCTGTATCGGTCAGCAGCTTGATGGTGGCCGTGTCGGTCTCGTGATTGAGCCGCAGCAGCGCAAAGACCTTGACGAGCTCGTCGTTAATCACTAACTGCCGGCTGATCACCCGGTTGATCTTGGAATCCTTGGTGTTCTGTCCGCTCATTCGCAACCTCTCCCTACTCTCGATGAATCAGTTGGATCTGTGAAAATCTTCCAATGCACCCAGCCTTTGGGGCAGTGGAAACCCCATTCGCGCACGCGCGGGCCAGTGATGAACAGAGACCAGGAAGGTCCTGTGCCGTGGCCCAAAGCCAGCCGATGAGCGAGCGTGGCTTTACGAAATACGACCGACCAACGTCCGCGCCAGACGCAATTGACCGGATCGCCGCGATGGCTCAGCCATTCGAGATACCCGCCCTTGAGAATGATTGAGATGTTCCACCATGGATGGCAGTGCAGCGCCCGGTCATCGTCGTCGCGCAGCATGTTGTGAAGGTATATGTTGAAGAACCGATTGCGTGGTATCACCCACCAGCGACGGATGTATGGATTCTCCGCGCCACCGATAATGAAGTCGGGCTTGCGCGGGATGCGCCAGTTCCATTTTGCGGTTGATCCGCTCATGCTGCGCTCCCCTGTTTCGCCGGCACCAGAGGTTGGCCTGTGGCTCTTTCGAAACTCTGTGAGTACGTCTCCAGCGCGCCCTTATGCGTTAATTTGTCGCCAAGGTGGAAATTGACGATGGCGGTGCGGATGATTTCCCAGCACTGCGGAATATCCGTGGCACCACGAAAGTAAATCGTGACGCCAGAATCCTTGAGTCGGCGCGCGAACCAAAATTGAGACTCCATTGCCTTGGCGGGATCGGTGATCATGAACTTCTCTGCAGCACACCTAAGCGGGCGAGCGTGTTGTAAATGGTGTTTTCATTGACGCCCAGTTCTTGCGCCTTTTGCCTCACGGTTCGGCAAGTCCGATACCATGCAACCAGTTCCCGGTCCTGAGCGTCCGTCAGTTTTCGTGGCTTACCAGCCTTTCGATACCCGCGATGCCCGGAAATCTCGGAACCGCACGTTTTGCAGGTGTGAGGATCTTTTACCGATGGGATGAATTCGCAGGTCATGCTGAAATCCTCTTGATTCCCGCCAATCCGCGGCGCTCGGCGATCGGTACAGCCGGCTTCGCGTTCTCGGCGTTCTTGACCTCGGTGGCATACACGCCGACAGATTCCTGTGGGTATGGCCCGCGAAACCCGATCGCTTGCGCCCTCGCCTTCGCTTCGGCCCATGCGGCGTCATGGTTCGGCGCGGGCGCTTCGCCTTTCTTCGGCGGAATAGTCCAAGGTGAGAGCCACGGCCGCGATATCTCAGCGAACCATCGGCCGGGATTCGCGACCAGCCTGCCGGTCGCCTTGCAAAACGCGGCGTATCGCTTGACGCCCGCCTTGATTGCCTCCCACGACTCGCCGGCCAGCACCAAGGTGCGGATTAGTTTCTCGGCAGTGATCCAGTCCTCGTGCGCGCACCCTCGCGGCCAGTCGGCCTTGATTTCGAGAACGTGGGCGTGGATCTCGGATTCGGTTTCACGTGTCGAGTTCAATCCTTGGCTTGAAGCGCTTTCATCCTTGGCTGTGCTTTCGCGCGCAGTGGAGTCAGCAGTCAGCACGAGGGAGTCAGGAGTCAGAGAAGAGGGAGTCAGAGCGAGTGGTGCCGTTTTTGGTTGTGCTTTAGCACTACCTTGGTTGTTCTCGCTTCCGTCCCATTCTGGAAGAACGCTAGGTACTTCATTCTTATGGGGACTTTGGTGCTCAAGGAATTTGATAATCTGAATCAGGCGGAGACCACCGACCGAGTACCTAACAATGAACCCGTGGTTGTGAAGCCACGAAAGCAGCGCGTCTATATCGACGTTTTCCCTATACGGAAGTACTTCAGCCTTTATCCGAAGTGCTCTATCCTCTAACCGACCTTCTCTGTCAGCCAGGCACCAGAGACCCTCAAACAGGATCGTGTACAGCGGATCGGCAGTGCCCAAGATCTCGTTTTTGAATAATGCCGGCTTGAGGTTACGAGCTCTCACCTGGTCGACCCCTTCAGCGCTCGCCGCTCGAACTCGAGCTTCATCAATTGGAGGTCCGACCGCCGGCGCGCGAGCACAATGACTTCGGTCAATGCGTCTTGGGATTCGCGATCGGTCGGCGCACGCTTCATGAGATTCCATGCGGCGTCGATCTGCGCCTCCAGGGCCACGTCAGCCTGCAGGCCTCTGTCGGGTTTTCCGGTGAATGTGTCGCGCAACCCAGGGCAGGCATGGTGTTTTGATTGAATGGAAACCCATTGCCCGCACGTCTTGCACATAGCCTCGCCAATGTGGTCGGCGACAGCGCTCATGATCGGGCCCGCGGCACGAAATACTCCGCAATTCTTTTGTCCTCGCCGACCGTGATAATCACGCTCTTGGTGTGATAACCGAGACGTTTCAACTCGTGCACGCGACTGGCAAGACGGTCCACGCCAAGCTTTTCCTGAGCGCGTCTGTGGGTTAATTTCCAGCCTCGCGATAGGTAAGCCCACACTTTCCAATTTTGAGTTCCTGGGGTCAGTGGCTTTTGTCTCATGTTCCCTCCGCTTTCATTGCGGCTTCAAAATCTGCGATGCATAAGCATCTTTCGCACGTGCCTACAGGAATGAACTCTCCCTTGACCCAGCCGTGCGGACACGCGCACTGACGCATCATTAATTGGCGCGTGGAGCGTGTGGCGATAGCGCGCCAGTCGATCACTGGCTCTGTGATGGAGAGATTCAGCATTGCGCGAGCTCCCGCATCTGCGCCCGAAATTTATTCGCGCCACCCATGCTCGGGTGTCGCACTTCGTGATCAATGCGGAAATTAAGATTCTTCAGCGTTGTAGAGGCGGTCTTGCCAACAGCTATACGCGTCGCAGCAGGAAAGGCCTCGACCACATCGGCGAGAATGCCCATGCCGCAAAGCAGTTCGTCGCGCGTCGGCGCGCGGTTTGTCATCGTGTTGCAGGGATCGTGAGGATGAAAAGCAAACGCATTGAACATCACGGTGTGTTCTTCAATGCCGAGCTCGTACAGCGCTCCCCAAATGACCGTGGCTGACCCCTCGGACCAAGGTAGATCGCGCGCCGTGAATCGCATCTGCGCCGGTATTCCGGGCACAATTCCGTCGTACAGTTGTTTCTCGCAGGTAAACGGGATGCCGCTGAAATGACAGCCGCGATACCCTGGCGCCTCACCGATCAACAAATATTTGGCGTCGCGATTGAAGTGCTGAGCGAGTCGCCACCCTCGCATTTCGGCGGCGTTCGGCCGGATATCCAGCGGATCAAGCTGCGCCCACGGATTGAAAACATTCTCGCCTCGAAACTCGCGGAGGCGAGACCAGAATTCGGGCTTCACGCGCTCACCGTCAGAAAACTCTTACCGACGCTATGTACGCAATCGCACATACGGGACGCTTCGGATAAGGCAACGTGCACAGTGCCGGGATGTGTTGCGCGATTTTTAGATACCGCAAAAATCATTTCTGCAGCTTCCGCGCGATTAATTCCAAGGTCTTTCCCATCTCGATGACCTGGCGCTGCAGGTCCGCCCGTTCTTCCTCGGGACTTCGCGGTGAGGGTCGCGTGTAGCCTACCTCGTCGGCAATAAATTCCATTACTCCGTGATACCCGGACTCCCTGCCCCACCGCAGAAGTGTTAAGAACTGTGTTTGTGAGAGCTGCTGCGCACGATCAGGATTGATCGCATCGAGTAAGCGGCGCGCGGCGGCGTCAACTGACAGATCCGGAAAGAGCTTGGATCCAACGACCTTTGAGCCGCCCATCGCGGCGACCAGGCCCTGCAGAGCAGAGTTGACGTCTTCGTAGAAAAGGGCCTGCTGGGCCTCGAAACCGTTTTTCGTATGCGTTCGGATGGCCATTCAGGCAACCTGTCCTACATGAAAATATCCGCTGCATGGCCGCGATGTGTCCGACGCATGGAATTTGAAAAAGTTCATGCTGATGGGAATTCCCATCGTCGCGAAAAATTAATAGACGAAACTAATATTTCCGTGACGGCTGCACGGTGCGATGCCCTGGGTGGCGGCTCAGCATGCGCGCCGCGTACCGATTTGGACGCGATGTCAGGGAACATACGGAAATGGAGATTTTTAGGATTAAGTCTTATCAGGCACACGCAGGTATCCGCAATTGGATGCATGGAGAGTTCCTACGCTGCAGACTCGGCAGCCGGAATTGCAGACATACGAACTTCTTCATACGCAATCAGAAAATCGTGCACTTTCTGGATCTTCTTGACGCCGGGATCGTCGATCTTGCCCTGCGCGAATTTCGCTACCCAGTTGACGTCCACGCACGCACCTGCGGCGATCTGGCGATAACTCAAGCCGCTTTTTTTGAACAGCTTGTATGTCACTTTCAACAAAGACTTTGGACGTTGCATCGCCTGAGTGTACTGCATTACACTCACGACGTGCAACACATTACACCGCCGACAGAGGAAAATCGTCGGCCATGGGGAACCCGTTACACCCGCTTGTGCGCGAGACTCAGGCTGTTTTTAGCGAAACAGTCAGGGCGACGCTTAACGAGCGCGGTATGAAAACCGTGAATCTCGCGGACAGAGACCAAAAAAACAAAAAGACGGTCTATAACGTGCTCGATCTTGAGCACCCGGCGAAGCTTGAGAGCATGGCCAAGATAGCAGAAAAGCTCGATATTCCGCTGTGGATGCTGATGATACCGGGCCTCGCCAAACACAAAGAACTGCTCAAGCCAGGCGCCCTCAAGCCGCTCAAAGCGATCGTCGAAAACTACCTTGCGAGCGACAAGGATCGGCGTATCGATATTGAGGAAGCCGGTCGGGTCAGCTCTAGGCTGTCTAAACCCAAGTAAAACCCTGTAATTCACCAATAGCGCGCGGGGTCGGATTGTCAGTGTAATGCATTACTTGACTCGGCTGATTTGTGAGTGTAACGTACTACACCATGACAACCCGAAGCCAAAAACCACTCACCGCTCCCGAGAAGGCTTTCTGGAAAGACGCCTTCATCGCCTGCGCCCAATCAACCCTGCTTAGTCACAACGGAACGACGCCTGAGTCGGCAGCAAATCTTTGCGCCAACTTCGCCGACGCGGCGATGGACGTCTATCGCGACCGAATCATCTGGCGGAAGCCGTGAGCAAAGCCGCCTCCCAGTTGAGCGATCACGAGTTGGGGCTGCTTGCGGCCATCGGCTTCAAGCGTCTTTGGCGCGACATCCATTCGTCAGAGACGCTTGTCGATGTCGCCGCTCGGCGCATCGAGCGCCAAGAAGTCAATCGCATCATCGATGGCGTGAGCCTGCCGGGATGGGAAAGGCCGCGCGATGAATGGGAAGAAGCGGCGCGCCGTGGATACACGGATGTGGACGCGATATGAGCGCCTGCAAGAGTGAATGCGACTGCGGGCAGGACTTGGAGCCCGGCAATACCAGTCATGCGCTCGATTGCCACTCTCGCGTCGAGTGCGATGAGGGTCGCAGCTGCGACAAGCACGAAGCCGAGGCGGTAGCTGAGCATGCTTGGATGCGCAACTATTCGATTGGCGCCGTGACTGGCGTCATGAGCGAGGCCGATAAGAGCGACCTTCGAGCGGCCGGCCGTGGCCACTTGGTTCGCGAGTCATGAGCGCCGCACACACACCCGGGCCTTGGCGCGCATTGCACCATGTGGTTGTAGGCGCTGACGGTCTTAGGGTGGCCGAAGCTAATCGGCACGATACGGACGACGAAGCCAACGCGCGGTTAATCGCCGCCGCGCCTGATTTGGCGCAGGCGTTGCGCGAAGTCGCGGATTTTTGGGCTGGCGTGGATGCGCCGGAAGAGCTCACTCAGAAAATCAATGCCGCGCTCGATAAGGCGGGCATATGAGCCGCGCCCCCTACACCGTGACCCTGTTCGACGGCGACGGCTGCACGATTTACTCGGACGACGTTGACACCTTAAGCCAGGCGCGCACCCGAGCTCGCGAGTACATCTCTGATCCGGAAGTTCTCGACGCTCATAAGGTCGAAGTGCGCGACGCGAAGGATGCGTGCGTGTTCGATCTGTTCGCAAATCAGGTAGCGGCATAAATGCACACTCCAATAATTTCAGGTGACGCGCTTGCGGGGGCCATGAGGCCGATCAAGGTTGACGCGGTAGATATGGCGTTCGGTGGCGGACCTGGCGCAATGGCAAAGCTATTGCCGAAGTACGAGACGCTGCCGGAAGAATTCCGCCGTGAGCGCGACCCGTTCTCGCCGCTGGTGTCGAAATGGTTCTTTAGTGGCCTCGACAAGAAGCTGCTGAAGGTGAAGCCCGGCATCGACGAGAACGACGCCTGGCGGCACATGAAAACGATCATGGGGTCGTTCGAGCCGAAGCACGAGCACAAGACGGCCGGCGTCGCTTACCTGATGTCGCAATGGTTCGATCTGGTGACGCCATGAAGCCAGAAAAGCCATGGCCGGTGCTCGGTGAAGCGCTTTTTTGGGCCGGCTTCATGACGCTGATTATCGTTGTCAAAAGGTGTGCGCAGTGAGCGTCTCGCCGAATTCAATCGAAAATAAACGAGTGAGGGATTTTATGAAAACCATTCTTTCAGTAATTGCAGCGCTCGCGCTCGCC